GGCATGGACTTTGAGCAGGACAATGAATCCTGTACATGCCGGATTTACCGCAAGGACCGTAATCATCCGATCTGCGTTACCGAATGGATGGATGAATGCCGCCGCGAACCATTCAAAACCCGCGAAGGCAGAGAAATCACGGGGCCGTGGCAGTCGCATCCCAAACGGATGTTACGGCATAAAGCCATGATTCAGTGTGCCCGCCTGGCCTTCGGATTTGCTGGTATCTATGACAAGGATGAAGCCGAGCGCATTGTCGAAAATACCGCATACACTGCAGAACGCCAGCCGGAACGCGACATCACTCCGGTAAACGATGAAACCATGCAGGAGATTAACACTCTGCTGATCGCCCTGGATAAAACATGGGATGACGACTTATTGCCGCTCTGTTCCCAGATATTTCGCCGCGACATTCGCGCATCGTCAGAACTGACACAGGCCGAAGCAGTGAAAGCTCTTGGATTCCTGAAACAGAAAGCCGCAGAGCAGAAGGTGGCAGCATGACACCGGACATTATCCTGCAGCGTACCGGGATCGACGTGAGAGCTGTCGAACAGGGGGATGATGCGTGGCACAAATTACGGCTCGGTGTCATCACAGCGTCAGAAGTTCATAATGTAATAGCAAAACCCCGCTCCGGAAAAAAGTGGCCTGACATGAAAATGTCCTACTTCCACACCCTGCTTGCTGAGGTTTGCACCGGTGTGGCTCCGGAAGTTAACGCTAAAGCGCTGGCCTGGGGAAAACAGTACGAAAACGACGCCAGAGCCCTGTTTGAGTTTACTTCCGGCGTGAATGTTACTGAATCCCCGATCATCTATCGCGACGAAAGTATGCGCACCGCCTGCTCTCCGGATGGTTTATGCAGTGACGGCAACGGCCTTGAACTGAAATGCCCGTTTACCTCCCGGGATTTCATGAAATTCCGGCTCGGTGGTTTCGAGGCCATAAAATCGGCTTACATGGCCCAGGTGCAGTACAGCATGTGGGTGACACGAAAAGATGCCTGGTACTTTGCCAACTATGACCCGCGTATGAAGCGTGAAGGACTGCATTATGTCGTGATTGAGCGGAATGAAAAGTACATGGCGAGTTTTGACGAGATGGTGCCGGAGTTCATCGAAAAAATGGACGAGGCACTGGCTGAAATTGGTTTTGTATTTGGGGAGCAATGGCGATGACGCATCCTCACGATAATATCCGGGTAGGCGCGATCACTTTCGTCTACTCCGTTACAAAGCGAGGCTGGGTATTTCCCGGCCTTTCTGTTATCAGAAATCCACTGAAAGCACAGCGGCTGGCTGAGAAGATAAATAATAAACGGGAGGCGGTATGCACAAAGCATCTCCTGTTGAGTTAAGAACGAGTATTGAGATGGCACATAGCCTTGCTCAAATTGGAGTCAGGTTTGTGCCAATACCAGTAGAAACAGACGAAGAATTTCATACGTTAGCCACATCCCTTTCACAAAAGCTGGAAATGATGGTGGCGAAAGCAGAAGCAGATGAAAGAGACCAGGTATGACAACCACTGAATGCATTTTTCTGGCAGCGGGCTTCATATTCTGTGTGCTTATGCTTGCCAACATGGGGCTTGTTCAATGACACCTCAGCAAGAAAACGCCCTTCGCAGCATTGCCCGTCAGGCTAATTCTGAAATCAAAAAAGCCAGACAGCAGTTTCCGGATAAAAACGTCGATGACATTTGCCGTAGCGTACTGAAGAAGCACCGCGAAACGGTAACGCTGATGGGATTCACACCGACTCATTTAAGCCTGGCAATCGGCATGTTAAACGGCGTTTTTAAGGAACGGTGAACATGAAAAGCAAAATCATCAGGGAGCTACAGGCTCCTTTTTTATTATTCGCATTTACCCTCAAGCGTATTAACCAACAATTCAGGGATTAATGAAAGATGGCGGACATCATTGATTCAGCATCAGAAATTGAAGAATTACAGCGCAATACAGCAATAAAAATGCGTCGTCTGAACTACCAGACTATATCCGCCACTCATTGTTGTGAGTGTGGCGATCCCATAGATGAACGAAGACGCCTGGTCGTTCAGGGTTGTCGGACTTGTGCAAGTTGCCAGGAGGATCTGGAGCTTATCAGTAAACAGAGAGGTTCGAAGTGAGCGAAATTAACTCTCAGGCACTGCGTGAAGCGGCAGAGAAAGCCGGTGAAGATAAGTGGCAGGCTAAAAAAATAAATGGTGATTTTTTCGTTATTCGTCACGGTAGTTATACAAGACAGCATGGCTACACATCGTATCAACCCATTGCGGAGATTGATTGTAAGCCAGTCCGGGATTTTGTTGCCAAGGCTAATCCGGCTACCGTGCTGGAATTACTGGATGAACTGGAAGCAGCAAAAAAGCGCATTGCAGAACTGGAAGCGCGGGAAATACTGCTCCCGGAACGTAGCAGCATGCTTCATCGAACAGATTTTCACGATGATTACCAAACGGTAATGGCATACAAAGTTTCTGAAGTCATCGATGCAATCCGCGCTACTGGCATTCGCATCAAAGGAGAGTGAGATGATTCACTACCACGGTGGGCCTATTACTCCTGATACGTGCGCAATGAGAGCATGGAAAGGGCGACATGCGTTTATCAGTTTTGCGCATTCAGGCCAGATCAATCTCGCGGCTGAATACTGTCAGTCGTTCGCGCTGGACAACGGTGCATTCACCGCCTAGAAAGCAGCTGGCAAAAACAAAATCGACTGGAGCGATTACTACGAGTTTGTTGCTCGCTGGAAGAATCACCCAGGATTCGATTTTGCCATTATCCCGGATGTTATTGATGGCGGAGAGGAGGAAAATGATGCGCTTCTGAATGAGTGGCCTCACGGAAAACTAGCTGGCGTTCCAGTGTGGCACATGAATGAAAGTGACGAGCGATTTATTCATTTGTGCAATGAGTTTCCGCGAGTGGCTATCGGTAGTTGTGGCGACTATGACGTAAAGCGCCCAACTCTTGCGGTAGCCAGAATGAAAGACCTGATTCGTCACATTGTTGATGGGCATGGTCAGCCGGTTACGAAACTACATGGATTGCGCATGTTAAATCCGCTGATATTCACAAAATTACCCTTAGCCAGCGCAGATAGTACGAACGTCGCTCGAAACATCGGTATTGATAAAGCCTGGTCTGGGGCTTATGCACCTGCAAGTAAAGAGACACGCGCAGCATTAATGGTAGAACGGATTGAGGCACACAATAGCCCTGGTTCTCTTGCGTATTGTGAACAACGCGACCGCTTTGAAATGCAATTGCAACTAGCACTTTAAGGACTAACAAATGACCACTATTACCAAAGAACGTATTGAATTGTTCATTAAAAATCCGCTTGAAAACGGGCTTACTCGTGGCGAACAAATGGAACTGGCACGAATTGCACTGGCATCACTGGAACGCGAACTGATTCGCCACGAGCATGCCAAATGGTCTGACTCCACATTTGGCTGCGTTGGCCCCATTGGTCCACTGAAACACCTCTCAAAAGAGGCTCTGGAAGCCGCAACCGAACCAGACGATCTCAGCGAGTGGGCTGATATGCATTTCCTGTTGTGGGATGCACAGCGCCGTGCTGGCATCAGCGATGCTGAAATTACCGCTGCTATGGAAGATAAATTGAAGATCAACATGGAGCGCCAGTGGCCTGAACCAAAAGATGGTGAGCCTCGCTTGCACATTAAAGAACCCGGCAACTCTCCGGTAATTCCGGATGGTTTATCCACGGTATGCGCTGAGGCTTATCAGGTTGTAGGAGTTATGGCAGATGCGCTTGGTGTATTCGGTGATGCAGCAGTACAGAAAGTTCTGGATAACCTGTCACAGCAAAAACTTGTTCACAGAGATGTGCTGCCGTTCTCGCTTCCGGTAACTCCGGATGGTTGGATAAGCTGTAGTGAGCTAATGCCAGATGATGGTCAGCACGTAATTATTTTATGTGATGGCGCATTCGTTCTTTATGCGCAATATCGAGACGGAGAGTTTTTCGATATTGTCCGCAATGGTGATGAATTTTTCGAAACACAGAGTCGCAATGTAACCGACTGGATGCAACTACCAGAACCTCCTCTTTGATAGCTAAGCTTATACATATCTTTTACATCAGCAATCTATTGTTAATCTCCAATCAATGTTACGTTGTCATCTCTCTCATGCTTTGGAGGTAGTGATATGTCTTGTCCAAAATGCGGTTCTGGAAATATTGCAAAAGAAAAAACAATGCGTGGATGGTCTGATGATTATGTGTGCTGCGATTGCGGATACAACGACTCTAAAGACGCATTTGGAGAGCGTGGTAAAAACGATTTTGTCAAAATTAATAAAGAACGCGAAGGCAACGAAAAAAGCTAATTTATTTATTCATATATGAAAACAATGTAACCAATATTCGAATTGAAGAACTGAAAGAACACCAAGCCGCCTGATGGCGGTTTTTTTTATTGGAGACAAGAAATGTCAGATTTGGCTATGAAGGTTTTGAAATGGCAATCGACTGGCGATGTTGGCATCAGTAGCGCAACTCTTGCCTCAATCGCATGTGGACTGAAAAAGAATATCTATGGTCATCACTTCGGCGCTCCCCATGACGCAGCCGATTTCAGACGATGCGTTGCACTTGTTGAGCAGATTCCAGAAATCAGAGATTCATTCAACAAGGTTGCAAAGCGCGTTCCGGCATTCAAAGGAATCCTCAACGAATGGGATTCCCTCGTTGCTCTGTTGAAGTCTGAAATGAAGATACACGGAAACAAAGCACCAGAGACTTACAGAAGAATCAGCGAGCTACGCAAGGACTAACCATGAAATAACACCGCCTCACACTCGGTGAGGCCTGTTCATTGCTCAATGATATCCAGACCTACCATCGCCGCATCAATGCGGCTTTTTCTTGCGTGTAATTGCGGAGACTTTGCGATGTACTTGACACTTCAGGAGTGGAACGCTCGCCAGCGACGCCCAAGAAGCCTTGAAACAGTTCGTCGATGGGTGCGCGAATGCAGGATATTCCCTCCTCCGGTTAAGGATGGAAGAGAGTATCTGTTCCACGAATCAGCGGTAAAGGTTGATTTAAATCGACCAGTAACAGGTAGCCTTTTGAAGAGGATCAGAAATGGGAAGAAGGCGAAGTCATGAGCGCCGGGATTTACCCCCTAACCTTTATATAAGAAACAATGGATATTACTGCTACAGGGACCCAAGGACGGGTAAAGAGTTTGGTTTAGGCCGAGACAGGAGGATAGCAATCACTGAAGCAATACAGGCCAATATTGAGTTACTCTCAGACAGCGGACGCAAATCACTAATAGACAGAATTAAAGGCGGTGACGCAATCACTCTTCATGTGTGGCTTGACCGATATGAAACAATCCTCACCGAAAGGGGGATCAGGCCGAAAACTCTACTCGACTACGCCAGCAAAATCAGGGCAATCCGAAGAAAATTGCCGGACAAACCGCTCACTGACATATCAACGAAAGAAGTGGCAGCAATGCTAAACACCTACGTAGCAGAAGGTAAAGCAGCTTCCGCAAAATTAATCAGGTCAACCCTTGTTGACGTTTTTCGTGAAGCAATAGCCGAGGGGCATGTGGCAACGAATCCGGTAACAGCAACCCGTACAGCAAAGTCAGAAGTAAGGCGCTCAAGGCTGACAGCTAATGAGTATGTCGAGATTTACCATGCAGCCGAACCTCTCCCTATCTGGCTAAGGCTGGCGATGGATTTGGCCGTCGTTACAGGGCAGAGAGTCGGCGATTTGTGCAGAATGAAATGGTCAGACATAAACGACAACCATCTTCACATTGAACAGAGTAAAACAGGGGCTAAACTCGCCATTCCGCTAACGCTAACGATTGACGCGCTCAATATCTCATTGGCTGATACACTACAGAAATGCAGGGAGGCCAGCAGCAGTGAAACTATAATCGCATCAAAGCATTACGATCCTCTTTCCCCGAAAACAGTATCAAAGTATTTTACAAAGGCGAGAAATGCATCTGGACTCTCATTTGATGGAAACCCGCCAACATTCCATGAACTGCGTAGCCTGTCAGCGAGGCTATACCGGAACCAGATTGGCGATAAATTTGCTCAACGTCTTCTCGGGCATAAATCAGATTCAATGGCGGCGCGGTATAGAGACAGCCGTGGACGGGAATGGGACAAAATTGAAATCGACAAATGA